CCAAGCATAACCGCTGTGTTCATCATTAAGTGTAGGAATAAATTCATTGTCTACAATAGCCAAGTAAGTATGAAAGAAAAACTTACTGTCGTTTGAAGTAAACATTTCTAATGGAATAACTTTTTTAATAGGAGGAGTTTTACCTACCTCTTCTGATATTTCACGTTCTAGTGCTTTCCAAGGAGTTTCATTACCTTCTGCTTTACCACCAACAAGTCCCCATTGACCAGCAGTTTTGGTCTTGGTACGTTCTAGGAAAAGAAATCGTTTGGTATTACGTGCATAAAATAATGCACCACTACAAACAATGTTTTTGTCTTTTAAAGTACTATTCTCCATGATCCTGCAGGATATTCTCCTTCATAACTTTTTAACCATGCGCCAGTTTCATTTGTATATTTGTACTGTACGCCTGTATATGTATTAGTTATGTAGACAGGTTCTTGGGCCACACTAGAATCGGCACGTTCTTCATTCGCACTAGCGTCAAATGTAATTTCCCAATTTGAGCCGTTCCATGTTACAATGTCATTTGCCGCACCTACTGTTTGATCTTTCCAAGCAAATGTATCTGGGTTTGGATCATCTAGCAATAGATATCTTGTACCTACAGCAAGACTTGCTGTTTCTGGATTGAAACTTGTAGGATCAATAATAGCATCAACGGTACCTCTACTGTTTATACTATCACTCAATACTGTATTCTCTGGTACTGTGTCAGCATCAAAACTCAAAACAAGTTGTGTTTCATCTGTAGGATTTACACTTGCAGTGGCAACAACTTCGTTACCATCAGATTTTGCTAGCCTAATAGTGCTTATACCAGCACGGAATTCGCCCGGGTATTGATCTAATACTTTGAACCAACTTATAGGTTCGCCTAGTTTTGTTGGAACACCGTCCTGTGATGTTGAACTGTTTTCGTGTGCATCCATTAGTTTTGCTACACCATTAAGCACAAGTAAACCAAAATTATTTGGAGTTACACTTTGGCTTGTAATTGAATCACCGTCAATTAATCCTAGTTGTATTCCACCGTCGTCATCAAAAACACTCATAACAATCTTTTCGATAACACCAAGTTTCTTGATTTTTGCTGGAGGTGTAATCCATATAGGCATAGTAAAAGTTAATTCGCCTATGTCAATTTCTGTATCAACACCTTGTGGAATAGTTCTTGTGCTAAAATTAACACTTGAAAGTTCTATCAAACTCAAACTGGTCCAATCTATATAGTTTGCTGTGCTTTGTATTTCTAAACTAGGATTAAACAATACCAATATCTGTTCCATTATTTGTAATTTTTGATCAGTGTTTGTACTCCACACATCACATTTCATTTGAAGATTAAATGGTACAGGCATTAGTCTTTCTACAGTATAACCAGGACCTTGAGCACCAGTGTACTGTTCTGTATTGTCGTCGTAGTACCTTTCTCTAATATGTAATTTGTTTACATGAGTAGGATTTTGAATTCTATCTCTAGAATATTCTAAACCTTGGATATATGTCGCTATTCTTGGAGCACTTACAACTTTGTTTTCGCTATTGTCTCTAATAATATTTGCAACTTGTCTAGTTAAATTACCGTATGTACAAGGAACTTTACGCAGTGTTCCTGCATTGTCTTTGTAACTGAAATTACTAAACGCACGGATAAACTGTGTTACAAAGCGTCTTATCTGTCCATCATAAAAATGTTGCATTACTTGTTTACCTTTGTATTTTTGTCATTGTATCGTCTAGGATTATTATGTGCAGGTGCATAGTAAGTTTTTCCTTTTCTAGTAACCTTTTTTAGACCTACTGTTTTTTCTGTTCCATCAATAGGTATGCCCCATAACTCCTTTAATCTCATTAATTATCCGCCTTTGGTTTAAGTGCTTTAGAAAGACTTTGTCTTTCTTCAACTTCTTTACCTCCGATTGTGTTCTTTTTGGTATTGTTTACAAAACCACCTAGTTGACTGTTAGTTGTATCATCACCAACCATGCCTTGTGGATTAGTTAACGATCCTGATCTTACATTATCTTCAAATTTCACCCATCTCTTCCCATTATATCTAAAAAGCCTATTAGGAAAATAATCTGTTCTTAAGAAAAATTCTCCATCAACTGCACCTTGTGGAAATTGTGCACCAAACCCATATGGTTTTCCGTTAGCAGGTAATCCGTCTTCTGTTAAGTATCCTACATAATAATTATTCTTTGGAGATTTAAGAACTGCACTAGTATCTAGTTTAGTTGTGTCAACTTTAATGTCAGTTTGTGATCCTTCTTCTGTTAAAACATTTCCCTCACCATCAGTTGGAACAACAAAGTAACTTTTTGTATCATAACCAGGACTAGGAGCATCTGCTTGTGCTTGATCTAATACTGCTTGATTAATTTGCATTTCTTTTTCGTATGTTGAAAGCACATCACGTATAGTAGATCCGGTTCCTTCTCCACTGTCTTTGTTGAAAATTTCTTTAAATTCTTGACTGTCAATTAGAGGTTTACATTTACATCTAATTAAGTGTGGATACCAAGTTTGACTAAATCCTTCGGCGGCTCTGTTAACGTCCTCAATAACATAGAAACGTTTAAGTGCTACTTGATAATCGTTAAGTGCATACTCGTCTTTGAGGTGAGGTAGTTCTAGTACATCTCCACTCATTAATTTTCTTCCAATGTTTTCAACACTTGAATTTAGATGAAAAGTAACAAAAATAGTATCATTTTGCAAAAACATTCCAAACTGTGATAAGTCAAAGTCTAGATCCTGCACATTATATATTCCACGTAAAACATATACATCGTCTGAATATCGTCTGTCTCTATTCTCTAAAAACAGTAAATCCTGAATTTTTGTTTCAGGCATTGATTCTTCTTCAGCACTTCTGGTATAAGGGGTAGTAGGTGTTGCTTCATCTACACCCGGCTCTTGTGGACCCAAGTACTTGTGAACAAATACATCTGTACCGCCGACCTGAAACGCTTCATTTACATTCTTGTCAATAAAGCGATAATCAGCGGATTTCTCTGGTTTATATAAACTTAATCTCGGCATCGTAATAGTATTTATTGAATAAATATGAGTAACGGAGAAACTGATTACCATGGCAAAACAAACTATTAACACCGGTACAAGCAATGATGCAGGAAATGGCGATAACTTACGTACCGCATTTACAAAGATAAACGAAAATTTTAGCGAACTTTATGTTCAACTAGGTTCATCGAGTAGTGCCGCACTAAAAGATATTAAAGGCAGTGTTTTTGCAGACGATAGTACAGTTTTAGTAGATGCAGTAAACGGAAGTTTAAATGGTAATCTTACAGGAAATGTTACGGGTGATGTTACAGGTAATCTTACAGGCAACGTTACAGGCGATATTACAAGTTCAGGAACAAGTACATTTTCAGGCACATTAGATCTAACAGGTTCATCAATATCAAGTGATGTTGATTTTGGAAATAACGACCTAACTAACATTAATAATTTAACCATAGGTGGAAGTTTATTAACACAGGCGATGAGTCCGTTGCTTGCAACCGGAGGAAATGGTCAAACACTAACACTTGCAGGTGGCCAATCAACAGCAGGTGACGGTGGTGATGCTATTCTGAATGCAGGTGCAGGAACAGGAACAAATGGTGATGTACAAATCGGTGCAAGTAATACTGCAAATATTGTAATTGGTGACGGAAGCAATACAGTTGATTATCCATCAGGAACAACAGTAGACTTTACAGGTGCTACTATTACAGGAACAAGTTTCTTAACAAGTTACACAGAAACAGATCCAGTAGTAGGTGCTATCAACGGTATTGTAAAAGCAGATGGTGCTGGAAATATTTCAGCGGCAGTGGCTGGAACAGACTATTTGACAAGTGTAGCATTTGCAGATCTAACATCAACACCAACTACAGTTGCTGGTTATGGAATTACTGATGCATTAACTAGTGAAACAATTGATTTAGCAACGCTAAAAACAGAAGTAGCGGCAAGTATAGACTTTGCAGATTTCCAAGCAAGAATAGCGGCATTATAAGAGGTTAAATATATTATATGAGTAACGATTTAGAAAACAAAAAACAGTCAGTCTTTAACTACGTTCGCACAATGCTAGGCGACGGTATGATCGATGTTGAACTCGATCCTAACCATTACGAAGTAGCACTTGAAAAAGCACTAGGCAAATACAGACAACGTGCTGAAAATGCAGTTGAAGAATCGTATGCTGTGTTAGAACTACAGGAAGATACTAACGATTATATTTTACCAAATGAAGTTATTGAAGTAAGGGAACTTTTTAGACGTTCGATTGGTTCAAGAACAGGCGGCGGCGATGGCGGCACATTATTTGAACCGTTTAACTTGGCTTATACAAATACATATCTTTTAAGTTCAACGCAAATGGGAGGACTAGCAA